TTTAGCGAGCCGGAATATCCCATGACCGTAGCCGACCAGATCCAGATAGACGAATTTAACCTTACACACAATTTAACCACAGAGGCCGGCCTTATGGTTAAATATAATAATGACCTCTCGATTGAAGAGGCCCAGTCCACAATCGAAAAGAATAGGGAGTCTAATGGCAAGGGAAAACAACAACAAGCAAAACGCCCTTTATTTGACCAGTTACGTAACCAAGCTCCGACGGCTTAATGACCTTGACCTGGAAATACCGCAAGATTTTTCTATTGAAGAGATAATAGCGGATCCCAACGCATACGCGCTGGAGTTTATAGAACGCGAATTTACTAGATATTTACCCAGGTTTATGGAGGCCTACAAGCTCGGCCAAGACCTCGCTATTAAAAATAAGGCTGGCGGTTAGCCTTGGAAAAAGAGGGTTTAGAATTATTTATCGGCGCCCAAGTCTATTGGTTTGTCGGACTGGCGCTATTATTTTTTATCCGAAATATTATAGAGGGAATGATTGCGGGCCTTTTAATATTTTTAGGTGGAGATTATAACTCAGACGACGTAGTTTATGTCGACGGACTTCCAGGCAGAATTATTCGCGTTGGTTTATATAAGACAGTCTTTTTCTTATATGATATTACCAACGACCCTTATACCGGAGAGGGGCGCGTCAGCGGCGGGACAAAATTAGTGATCCTTAATAGCGCCCTCCACGATCATAAGATAGAAAAGCCTTTACAAAACCTGGATCTAGGCAGATATAAAAGATCTCCCAGGAAATTAAACCGGAGAACCGATGGTTAAGAGCGTTAAGAGAAACTATAACTTAAATAAGTTCGGAAACAGTTTTATCCAGGCTTTCATAGACGCTTATAAACCTATGATTAACGAATTGAATCGACAAATATACGAGACGACCGAAAGGTCTGTGGATATTCACGGGAAAAAGTTTAAAAGTTTAAAGAAGTCTACAACCAATATACGTAAACAGCGAGGACAGCCAGAGCAGCCTCCACTTAAAATCACGGGTAAAATGCGCGGAACTAAAATTATACAGGCCACTAAAGCCAAGCCCTCGTTTGAAATAGAAATGACCGGCCAAAGGAGAAACGTCTATTATGGATCTTTACATAATGAGGGCTTTACTACTGGCGGCATGATCCCAGGTAAAAAAGTCCCCGCACGTAATTGGTTTGGGATCCCAAAAGAGTATAAAAAAGGCGGTAAGCGTTATGAGGAGGCCAGCCGGCAGATGAGGTTTAGACTCCGCCGCTCCCTACAATCAGCCATGAAAAAGGTCGCATAGTGCCAGCTCCAGAAGATTTTGCCGCTCTCTTTGGAGACGATTTTATAGATATTTTAAATGTCCTGGAGAAAAATTTTCCACCAGAACTAGAGGATTATATTGTAGGCATTATCGAGAGATCCATGCACGACGCCACCATTTTTTCACAGAGGATGGCTAAGACTCAGGCCGTAATGGCCGAGAATGGCGTAGCTGGTGGACTTATCCAGGCCGCCTTACTTGCGGATCAGCGCTCGGCCGGTAAAATTTTCGGTGAGCTGCGTAACTCTGTTAAGTCTGGCGTAGTCGAAGGTATTAACCAGTCTGGCAGAATGGGTCAGATCCGCGAATATCCGGCCGATGCTCAGTCTTACACCTGGGTAACAGTAGGATCGCATAAAGTTTGCCCGGACTGCGACGCAAGGGCTGGAGAGGTAATGTCCTGGGAGGAGTGGGTAGCCGAGGGTATACCAGGCTCCGGCTGGTCTATTTGCGGCGGGCATTGTTACTGCGTTCTAGATCCAATCGGAAAAATGGGAGATAAGGTGGAGGCTCCTGTAATCGAGATCGGCGCAAAAACTAGAAAAGGTGGTATAAAAATTCGCAAAGCTGCCCCAGGAGAATATTTTAGGACGCCTGGTTTCCGCGGCAAGCCATTAACAATAAAAGATACTTACGAACTTGCAGACGAGGTGCTGGCAAGGACTATGCCTAAAGAGCCTCTCATGACAAAACTCTTTACGAAGTGGGGTAAGAAACATAAGGGCGAGGCATACGGATTAAGTCATAGATTAAAAAAGCGCTCGTCTTTAGCGAGAAAAATTGCCAAGGAAAATTTTGAGAACGGCTGGAATGTGAGGCAAATCGTAGGAAAAGATTTAGGCGACGTCGTTAGGTATACTATGCTATTTAATAAATCAGTTTATACGCGATCGGTTACTGCTGTCCTGGCGGACATACAGGCCGCCGGTTTTACTCCCTGGAAAGTTAAAAATTATTGGTTTGGTAAAGAGTATAAAGGAATAAATAGTAATTTTATACACAAGGCCACGGGTCAAAAAATAGAAATCCAATTTCATACGCATACCTCTAACTCTGTAAAATTTGGACAAAGCCATGCGCTTTACGAAAAGATCCGCAGGACAGGAATTTCTCAGAGTACATACGACAGACTCGAGCGAGAGTTATTTTCAGTTTGGGAAGATGTGGCTATACCGCGAGGCGTAGGCGCTATCGGTCAAATAATAAAATAGCCGCGAGGGAATATTATATAAAGCCGTCCTCGGCTGTACCTGGGTAGATCCAGGATCCCAACCATTCCCCTACTCTTTTCGTGGCAAAAGCCTGGTCTATCTTTTCCAGGGCGTTGTCGCCGCCTAAAAAGCGCCGCCGCAGATCCGAGTTCTCAGTCCAGCCCCGGTATGGGTTACAAAATTCCAGAGATCTAGTCTCTGCATCTCTTCTAATGATGCAATCCGTGTCCTCTATTGGCGTATCAAAACCAATAAGGCAAAAGTATTCGTACATCTTTTTAGTGATTGCCATATATAAAATTACCTCCTTCAGATATTATTTATCTGATTTTATTTTTTAGGCTGGTACGGTTTGAAAGTCTCGCCGGCTAACTACACTTATTGGCCTCGTAAAAGGCCAAGGAAAAACCCTCTGGAGTCCACGACCGAGCCTCTTTTGTCTTTTCTGATGAGCCGCCGAGACGCTGGGTAAAAGAACCCTGGGGGCAGCATTTAACCGGTTCGATTCTTTTTGTCTCTGGAATTTTAAAATCTCCCCACAGGCCGGTCTTTTTAGTATATGCGTTTTGTTCGATTATAAAGTCGACTTCCTCTTTTGTTACGCCATGGCCGTTTTTAGCGCGTATCTTTTCCAGGCCGGACAAAGTTTTATTATCTGGGTGTAAGTATCCAGCATAATCGCAAGGATCGAAATACGCCGGTTTCCCTAATTCTGGTATAAGTTTAGACAGTCTACCTACAGGGTTCTCGATTACCCAAAATTCTGGACTATACAGATCTACGGCGCACAATACCTGGTAGACCAGGTCGATGGCCCTATCTGTTTTTCCGTTGGCGTCTTTTTGTCCCCAGTATTGCGCTCCACTAGATGAAAAGTCGGTACACGGGGGAGCCGCTATAATACCCTCTACATGATCTATACCAATTTCTTCTAAAAGATATTCACAGGAAAAATCGTTTATATCTAAACCGTCCTTAATATCGAAAGCGTATACGTCCCATTCGCCCAAGCTGGTGCCGTTTTGAATAAACGGAAGAGGCCAAGATCTACTATAATCAAATAATGTAAGCAAGTTTCTCATATTCTCAAAATCTCCATACATAAGATTAACACTATAAGAGCTATAAGTCAAGTACTATTTCCCGGGGAGAGGGGCTGTAAGAGTTGGGCTAAAACCCTTGGGGGTCAAATCCAAGAATTTTAAATATCAAGTTAATTTTTTCTGGGGATCCCGGCCGATCTCTCCATTTTTTCTAATTCTTTTCGCCAATTTCTTTTTATGTGGTCGGGCGGTCTACCAGGAGGCAGCGGAGCCAGTCCTACTCGTTCGGCACGTTTACGCCAGGAGTAAGCTATATGCCGCCGGGCTTTTTTCCTCGCATCTTTAACTGAGTGCCTCAGACGCCGACTTTGCCGGTACGTCCTGGCATGAGGTTTATCATTTTTAGAGTTTCGCTCTGGTAAGATCTCCGTAATGGGTATATCTGTTATCGAATCTATAATATCAGATCCATTCGACTCCATTACCTCATAATCTATATCCTCTAACTTCAAAAATTTCTCAAATGGGCTTTCAATCTTTACGTGGATCGTATCTTGGAGTTTCCCCCAATGCTTTAACACCAACGTAGCAGCGGGTACGGATCCTTGCTCTGCCTCCCTAATCATTGCATCCAATACAGTAACCAGGCGATTACCAGCTACCTCCATGAACCGATCGTAGGCTGCATCTATTACCTTAGGCTGCTTAAACCACTTCTGTACCGTTGCATGGTTTAAATCTAACTCCCTGGCTATATCCGAATACGATATACTCGGCTTTAACGCCTTTATATCTATGGCTGCCCTCTGCTGAGGTGTTATTTCACCGAATACGTTTATTTTTTCTAAGGCCTGGTTTTCCATGTATGAATACGCCCCATATAAATTTAAAAATTGTCCTGGGCTTTACCCTGTAAAAAGTAAATCTCCCGCCCCCGTCATATTTCATTAATCCAGGACTGAATACTTCCGACTTATTACTGTATCTTGCCTTGCCTGGCCCAGAATCAGCATTGGCTACACCTATAGTTAAATCGTCATCTCTATTCTGTAACCATTTCTCTTTCCTCTCTATGGACTCCCTAATCCTTTGATATTTCCCTCTCATAAATAGCAATTTAAATGCAGAATGACGTTATTAAAAGCTATTTTCGCGTGTGAGGTATGCACAAGCCCTGCCAGGCGGATCCCCCCATACCCCGGATCTAAGGTCAGATCGTTACATTTATTCTCATTAAGCATACTATAATAGTTCTTATTGAGACTAAGCCACATAGACATAGCAGCCCATATCCTTCCAAGTGTAGGCATACGTGAACATAGGGCATAGTGTATAACTCTATTATACATAAAGTTTATTATACCTCATTCCTGTATCCCTGCCAGGATGACGCTAAGAAGAGTCCAGGGGGATAGTGATTCACCCGTACTAAGACACATATATCTACTCATCAATACGTACCGGGTACTCATCATTAAGCTCTACTATCATGTCTGTTATATCCTTACCTGTAAGCTCCTTCTGCTCATGTATAGTGTTAAGACAATCATTGCACATACGTTCGTCTAAGTCTCCATCCCTGTCATCATACAGTACGCTGCATTCAATACACGTATAGCTCTCAGACATTACACATCTCCCTATCCTTCCTCATTGTCTATGCCTATAAACTGTCCCTGTGGGGTTCCCTGGTACCACCACCAACCATTACCACTCTTAGCAAACAGTTCGGATCTATCCTTTAGATACTTCTTGTTTTCAATATCTCCAGTATAAGGGTATCTTCCAGATGGACTCTTTCTCCAATCATGTTTGTTTCTATCTTCAGCAGTTGTTATTCTCTTTGCCATCAGTATACTAGATCCTCTCAGTATAAAAGTTTTCCACAGTAATACAAGAGTTATCCACAGTCTTTTTAAGGCTGTTTGTCGACGAGTAGGTGTAAAAGTTATCCACAATTAGGCTCTCTTATATTATATTAGTTAGTTATATTATATATATTATATATATATATATATATATATTATATACACACCCGCGTACGAGAAACCCTTATAATTGATGAATAGTCCCTGCTGCATATCATAGGCCCGGCTTCTTACCGCCGAGGGTTTCTAGTCCTGGTATGT